AATAACAAGGTACACAAAAGCCAAATACGTACAAATCCGAGGTAATCCTATGTCTTTCGCAGACCTTAAAAAACAATCTTCTCTGGGATCTCTTACACAGAAACTAGTCAAAGAAGTAGAGAAGATGAGCACAACTTCAGGTGGAGATGATGATCGTCTCTGGAAACCTGAACTGGACAAAACTGGCAACGGTTTTGCAGTTGTTCGTTTCCTGCCTGCTCCTGAAGGTGAAGAACTTCCCTGGGCAAAAATGTACTCACATGCCTTCCAAGGAAATGGTGGGTGGTATATTGAAAATTCTTTGACTACTATTGGTGGTAAAGATCCACTTGGTGAATATAATCGTGAATTATGGAACACTGGATCAGAAACAAATAAAGAAATTGTTCGTAAACAAAAACGTAAACTGAATTATTATTCCAACATCTACGTTGTAAAAGATCCTACAAACCCTTCAAATGAGGGTAAAGTCTTTCTGTTTAAGTATGGTAAGAAAATCTTTGATAAGATTATGGAAGCAATGCAACCTGAGTTTGAAGATGAATCACCAATCAATCCTTTTGATTTCTGGGTGGGAGCAAATTTCAAACTGAAGATTGTAAAGAAAGATGGTTACTGGAACTATGATAAGTCTGAGTTTGATCGTGTAGGTCCTTTGCTGGACGATGATGATGCTATGGAAGCAATCTGGAAAAAGGAATATTCACTGACTGCGATCACCGCACCAGATCAGTTCAAGACTTACGAGGAACTTGAGCGTCGTATGAATATGGTTCTTGGATTGAGTCCAAGTTCTTCTCCTACTCAGTCTCGTGCTGTTGTAGAACAAGAAGATCGGTACGAATCTTATAATCAACCAGTAAATAGTGAGACTAAAGTTCTAGAAGAACTTGAGCAGTCTTATGCTCGTTCTAAGTCTCCTACACTTCCTACAGTCACTAGTGCTGTTGATGAAGATGAGGATGAGGATGATGCTCTCGCATATTTTTCCCGTTTGGCAGAATAATCAACTATAAAGTTTGATATTATTTCCTCTTTTTAAGGTGCTGCTCACATACTGAGTGGCACCTTCTCTATATTCCATAATTTCTGGCATATCATTTATAATAATGCCAAGATAAGTACTTTTAAGTAAGAAAATATTTCTTTTATCATTATCTACTTTTTCTTCATATTCATAGTTTGTGATTGGAACTGAAATATTTCCTGTAGTAATCTGTTGTTCTATAAAGAAATCATAATAACTCACAGAATAAGAAGCATCTACTTGAAGTCTGGCAGGAACTATTGTAACCCCTTGGCTATTTTTAACTTCTTCTGTCTCGTAGTGATGAATACCATTATAAAGAGTATTATAATCACCATACTTATCTAATAAAAATCTATCAAAATCTGTTTGAGGTAATGGCCATTCTGATTGAATATTGAGAATATTATTTGATAACAGAATAACCCAATCTAATTTTGAGTCTCCATAAACTTTAAATGCAACATTATCAGGACGATCATTACCTATAATCTTATACTTCTCAAAGAACGATAAATTCTGAAAAATATCTTCTCTGAGTTTTCCTTTTTTGAATAAATTTTTAACACGAATATAATCTCCTATTTTAGAATCAGGAAGTCTGCTCACATAATCTAAATCTGGAATGTAACTGAAGTAATTTGACATTTTAGAAACCTACATTATTGTAGTCGGATTCACCATACTCATCATCAAAGAGTGGCTCAAGTTCCCCGAACTGTAATGTCATTTTGTAAGCAGTCATTGATTTTTCAGATCCACCATAAGTCATATATGTTCCATCAGGAGTGTAATCAACACTACAAGAAGTTAGAGCACATTCCTTAAATCTATTTAAGTAAGGATGTTGTTTTTTTCCTGTGGTCATATACTGAATAGCAAAAGTATGTGGTGATTTTAAAAGTAAAGAAGTTTCACTTCGTTTTACTGACATTGATTGTTTAAATGTGCGAATGATTTTTCTTACTATTATTGCTTCTGGTTCACTCCTTGGATAAAATGAAAATCCAAATGTAAAATTTCTTAAACCTGCACTACCAAAGAGAAGTTCTTGATTGTTATTCGGAGTAGCACCTAGCGTTCTTTTTGCAACATTTTGGTTTTGCGCTGCCATCCCTGTAATAATTCCTCTCACTGTATCTTTTAATTCTGGTCCTTTTAGTTTGTCCATCGCCGGTTGAGACGCTTCTTCTGCACTTCCCCCACTCAGAAATATATTTGCGCCCTGGGCTGCGGCCTCTTGTAGATCATTCAGTGAATCATCCATTGCCCAACCTACAGTATTGCCATCACTAATTCCAGCGGGAATGGGTAGAGTAATTGAACCAAGTACTGTAGTACCTGCTACTATACCATTAAGATCTACAATTCTACCTGTTTGTGTTGCGTTTTTTCCTGCTAGGGATGGTTTGTATTGTAAAATAGTGAACTTAATTACATCTTGAGTTTCTAGCGACAAGTTTTCTGGATATCTTAAATTCTCATATTTTTTTCTTGTTCCCGCTTTAAAACTATCGGCTTCCGCAGCAGCAGCAGCAGCCGCTGCTGATTGTTCGGGTGTTGGTGGAGCTGCTGCTTGACTAGGTGGATTTGGACTATTAGTTGCTTTGTTTGGTGTTCCCGCAGCAGTATTTATTGCTTTTTGTTGTTCTGCAGTTGGATTTGCACCATATGGATTTTGCGATTGAACTTGTTGTGTATATGCCTGTCTTTCTGGAGAGTTTGGGTTGTTGAATGCTGCCGTTTCTGCCGCTGTTGCACCAGGTTCAGGTGTACGAGTTGACACCCCAGCACTTGTCGTATTAACGGTTGATACTGGTACTCCATTATTTCCCTGAGAATCAGTTCTGAATGTAGTTGCCTTTAAAGACCCATCAGCGTTCGTAGTGACTGATGTGTTATAGAAATTATTTCCTACTTTATTAATACCACTAGTCGTAGTAGCCATTAGACACGGTTTTTTATTTATTTAGACGGAACTTTGCATAAGGTATAGAAAGCATCTCATCAAGTTCATCATACTTTATAACGTGAAGTTTTCCTGCAACTTCTTCCCAGGTATATTGTCTTCCTTGTCTCCAATGAAAATTGATTGCTTTAAATCCCCACTTCTCTAATGATGTACAAGCAATCAAAGGATGTTGGTCATACTCAATATTTGGTGTCTTTGGATTATAAATGAATGTATAAAACTTTCCTGGTTCTGGATACAATACTTCTTCCTTTAATACATCTGTAATAATCAACATTAAGTCTTCTGGATCTTTTGCTCCTTCTTTGTCAATTCTTTTTTTTAACTCTCTCATTCTTGGAGGAATACCAACATACTGTCCGAAACCTTCTGCCATTAGAATAGATCTTTTTCTGTGATGATTTTAAATCCAATCATATTATCTTTGCAAAATTCCTCTGCTGCTCGCCACTTTGCTTGATTGGTTGCATATGTATAAACCTCGTAGAGATATGATTTAGTTGCTCTTGATCTTGGTTTTGGTTCCATTGTTTGCTTTTGTGGTTTGATTTCTATAATATATTTTTTAATCTCCCCAGATTGCTCTTTCACTTTGATAATAAAATCTGGAAAGTATGTTCTTACTTTTTGTTTTACTGGGTCGTAATATTTGATACGAATTTCTTCGCTGCCCCACGCAATTATATTTTCATTTAGATCGCACCAATAACAAAATTTTCTTTCCCAACTACTTCTACAAATAATATTATTAGGATTACCAATATATTTTTGAGGATATGATGGTTTGTAGGTGGTCTTTAAACTTTCTCCCATTATCCCCACTACATAATATATAAGATCAAAAAGTATTTATAAATGCCTACCGAAAGGAACATAGCACACATTAAAGCAAACTTACTTCATCCTGCACTTACATCTCATTTTGAGGTCACTATTCCAAACCCTACAGGTTTGACTCCGCAATATTTATCTCAAAATGGAGTCAGATATGACGAAGACAAATTAAATCTTCTTTGTTCTGAAGCAATACTTCCAGGGTCTCAACTTGCAACTCATAGTATTACCGGAGACTTCCACGGAGCTACTCACAAACATGCATATAGGAGACAATTTGATGATCGTATTGACTTAACTTTTTATGTTGATGCTGAAAATTATCTGCCAATTAGATATTTTGAAACTTGGATAAAATATATTGCAGGAGAATCAATTGCTTCAGACGCAGGACGGCCCGGAACTGAAAATAGTGAATATTTTTATAGGATGAATTACCCCAAAAATTATATTTGCAATCAAGGACTTAAAGTAACTAAATTTGAGAGAAGTAGTATTGGTAATGTTGAAGGAACAAAAGCTGGTCAAATGACTTATAAATTTGTAGATGTTTTCCCAATCGCTGTTAACTCAATGTCTGTTTCTTATGATGCATCTTCATTATTAAAATGTACGGTTTCATTTTCTTATGTTAGATATTTTATAGATAGAGCAACTGCTGCTGGTCCTGCATCTCCTCAGGCAGCAACTGGGGATCCATCTTCCTCCAATTTTAATGCAACACCACAGCAACTCGCACCTTCCTCCAATTTTAATGCAACACCACAGCAACTCGCACAGATTAATAATCAAGCATTTAACCCTAATGTAAATTTAAGTAGTGTTACTGGAAATATTACTCCTGGTGGAGTTCCTTTTGATAGTGCTGGTGCTTCGCAAGCATCAAACTTTACTCTATTTTAATCTTCCCCAAAGACCTCATAAATAACCATACCTGAAATTCATTATAGGACATTATGGGACTCCCAAAAATTTCAACACCAACTTATGAACTTGAGTTGCCCTCTACAGAACAATCAATCAAATATAGACCTTTTCTTGTTAAAGAAGAAAAACTTTTAGTTATTGCATTGGAGAGTGAAGATACAAAACAAATCACAAATGCAATCAAAACAGTCATCAAAAACTGCATTCTTACCAAAGATATTAAAGTAGAAAATTTACCTACTTTTGATATTGAATTCTTGTTTCTTAATATTCGTGGTAAGTCTGTTGGTGAAGAAGTAGACGTTAATATTATTTGTCCAGACGATAATGAAACCAATGTCTCTGTAAGTATTAATCTTGATGATATTAAAGTGCAAAAAAGTGAAGATCACACTAATAAAATTAAAGTAGATCCAACAATTATGATGGAAATGAAATATCCATCACTTGAGCAGTTTATTAAAAATAATTTTGATTTTAATAATCAAAATGCTATGGATCAATCTTTTGATCTTATTGCATCCTGTATTGATAAGATTTATACTGAAGATGAAGTTTGGTCTACTTCTGATGTTACCAAAAAAGAAGTTACTGAATTTTTAGAATCAATGAACTCATCTCAATTTAAGGATATTGAGAAGTTCTTTGAGACGATGCCTAAACTTTCGCATAAGATAAAAATTAAAAATCCAAAGACAGGAGTGGAAAGTGAAGTTGTTTTAGAAGGGTTAGCAAGTTTTTTCGCATAGGAATGGTCCATATGGACCTTGAGAATTACTTTAGACTTAATTTTTCTTTGATGCAGTACCATAAATATTCATTATGGGAAATTGAAAATATGATTCCTTGGGAAAGGGATATTTACGTTGGTTTATTACAACAACACCTTGAAGAGGAACAACTAAAACAGCAACAACAAAAATCTAATTTCTAATGTAAAAGAAAATGGTAGCAGCAAATCCACAGAAATTGATGGGAAGCACCAAAACAGTTCAATCTGCTGTGGTTCAACCCCAGCAACAATTGGTTGCTGCTCCTGCGGATACTGCTGCTCTTCAAGACATTTCAAAGTCTCTTGCAAAAATTACTCAACTTCTTACTCAACAAAATTATCAGGTTACTGCAGAAGCAAATCAAGAAAAAAAGAATCAAGAAAACGCTAGAAGAAAAAAAATAGAACTTGGATTAGAAAATAGTTTTGTAGCAGTTAAAAATGTTGCTCAAGCAGTTGTTGCACCTGTAAAAAGTATTCTTGATCAGATTATACAATTTTTTGTTACTTTATTTATAGGAAAAGCAATATTAAATTTGATAGATTGGTTTTCTAAAGAAGAAAATCAAGGTAAAATAAGATCTATTGCTAGATTTTTAAAAGACTGGTGGCCATCTCTTGTTGCTGGTTACATACTTTTTGGCACAGGATTTGGTAGAGTTGTAAGAAATCTTGCTGGTATTGGTCTAAGAGTAATTACAGGTCTTGGTGGAATAGCAGTCAAACTTGCAGGTGCTATAGCATCTGCGCTTAAGTTTAAAAAAGCAGGAGCATTATTATCTGGTCTTGGTGGTGGAGGAGGATTTAAAGGTCTTGCTGTAAGATTGGGAGTCGGGGCTCTTATTACTGGTGGTGGTGTTTTAGCAGCAAAGAGTATGATGGGTGGAGAGGATGCTCCACAAGTATCAGTACCAGAACCAGCAACCTTACCAACTGCAGAAGCATTTGGTGGGGGTCTTATTGATTTTAAGACGATGCTTGCTGCCTCTGGTGGGCAAGTTGATTCCAAACTAGGTATCTTTGCACAGCTTTTTGGGTCTGGTGGATTTGCAGGAATATTGAATAGTATCCCTGGAGTCGTATCTGGACCAAAAGGTATTGATAAAGTCCCTGCGATGCTGACAGACGGCGAGTTTGTGATGTCTCGTGGTGCTGTTCAGAAGTTTGGTGTTAATACTTTAGAGGCAATGAATGCCGCAGGTGGAGGAACTAATAAACCAAAAATTGTTCAGAAAAGAATTTATGCTGCTGGTGGTGGGATGATCAGTGATAGGGACACAAGAAACTTTGCACGAGAGCAGTCAGTTCAGGTTGGGAGCGAGTCAAGAACATATGGTGGCGTTGATGATCGCAGAAGAAAATATGATGCAGTGCATGGTGCAGGCGCTTATGATAGGGAAAGTGCAAGAAGGAGAGCATTAGCCAACGCAACACCAGACGAAAAAGTAAATCTCCCTCCGATAAAAACTGGTAGTGAATATCACAAAAATAACCCCCCAACAAAAAGACCTACATCTACACCTTCTATAAGTGGAATGAGTACTCTTCCACAGATAGACATTAAAAAAATGTCTAATAGTGCTGCCTCAAGTGCTCAAGGTCTTGTTGAATCTGTTAGTGCATCAACCGGAATTGGTAGTGGAAAACTAACTCCAGAGCAACAAAGAAGAATTGCTAAAGATGACGCAGAAAGAAAGAAAATTATACAAAAAGCGCAGCAAAGAAGAATGGGAGATGCACAAATAAGAAAAGAATGGAATAGAGCATTTAGTGATCCAACTCATCCTCTTTATGAAAAAGCTGCTTTTGGAGATTTAAATTACTCACAGTTTAAAAAAGATTATCTGGCAAAACAGGGAACAACTGCCACACCAGCAGCAGGGACAGGATATACTCCATATCAATCTAGATTTGCAGGTGCTCGTGATGCTGCTTTTGCAGAGGCACAGGGACAATCTAGTATGAATCCATACAATCCAATGAATTTGTTTAAACCTGGAGGAACTTTTGGTGGTCCAAGAATGCAGGCAAGAACTGATTATGCTGCATCAAAAGGAAAGTATTATTCTTCATCAGATCAAAAAACATATGGAAGTTACAATGATGCGATGGCTGCAAAAAAATCTAGAATGACTTCTCTTGCATCTCAACAAAGACTTGATAAGTTAAGTAGAGCTGGTGCAACTAGGTCATCAAGAGGAGTTAGATTTGAAGCAGAAGCTGAAGCAAGACGTGAAGATTTTAAGAAGAGAGGTGGACTTCTGGGGCAAATAGGAAGAGGGTTTACCTCAATGTTTGGATCTCAAAAAGATATTGATAAAAATAAAGCAGCAGACGCAGCAGCAACATTGAAAATGAAACAAGCAGGTGCAGAATCTATTGGTAGATACTACTCCTCATCTGATGGTAAGTATTATGCTAATTTTGCTGCAGCCGATAAAGCACAAAAAGCAAGAAAAGCAAAACTTGGAGCAACTCCAGTAAAAGGAAAACAAATAACTCCAACACCAAAACCAGCACCAAAGGTATATAATCCTGCAGGTGGTGGAATGGGTGGTGCAAGAGGTGGCAAGCGCCCAAAACCAAAAAAACAAGTGCCAAAAATACCTCCAGGTAAAGATAATAGGAAAACTGCAAATCAGTTGAATATTAAATAATGGCAAAAATGATTTCTCCCTTAACAGGAACCTTACAATCTATTAAGAAGCAGTTTATTAGTAAGGAGAAACTACTTAAATCTACTCTGAATGTTCAGAAAAAAAGAATTACTTTAAATCAGTCTAATGCAGAAAGAGAAAGATTTATTGATTATGAAAAAGTATTAGAAAGACCTCTACGTTCTTTAGGAACAGGTATTAAGAGTGTGGTGGGTAAAAGACTTGGGTTTTTAGATACTCTCAAAACTTTTATAGTTAATGTTTTACTTGGATTTGTTGCTTTAAGATTATTAAAATATCTTCCACAACTCATACAATTTGCAACTACTGCTTTAAAAGTTGGAAATTTTATTCTCAATACTGCTGGAAACATATTAAATGGATTGATTACTTTTGTTGATTATGGATATCAAGCATATGATCATGCAAGAAAAATTGTAGGAAAGGTAGGTGGTGAAAAAGCAATCTCAGCTTTAGATAATGCTACCAGTGAAAGCACTAAACTAATAAATCAACTTTTAATTGCTGGAATGTTATTCAGTGATTTTAGTCCATTTGCAGGATTGTCAAGTGCCCCAAAAGCCATGGAAGCAACTGCTGATGCTATTAAGAATAAGGTGTCTGGTGAAGTTGCAAATGCTGCAGCAGATGCAGCGACAAAAACGGCAGGAAAATTGGCACTTGGTCCCTTAGCATCTGCTGGAATTATCATTGGTGCTGGATTGCTTTTCTCTGCTGCTGGTGAGGGTGTATTTCAGTTAACAAAATGGACAAAAGGATTGATTGGTTTTGGACCAATATCCAAATTTTTTCAGGTTCCTCTTGGTATTCTAGAGGGAGTTGGAACTCTTTTTGATATTGTTGGTGCTCCTTTTAGATATGGTATTGAGTTGGTACGTGCTGGATTTATGAAAATGTTTAATATGAAAGATGGATTGGAAAAACAAGCTAAAAATCTTGGTAAGTTTGATGCAAGAATAAGAGAAAATTTTAGAAGATTATCTGGAGTTTTTGCACCGGTTTTTAGTTTTTTTGGTCAACAAGATACTGCTAAAAAATTATCAACTCCTGGGTCTTTTGGAAGTTTGTATGGTGAAAAAGCAGTTAAAGATATGGGATATAGTGGTGGTGGACGAGTAATATCAATTCAAAAATATGCTAGAGGTGGATCTGTTGTTGATATTCCAAGAACAGAAGTAAAGGAAGTTGATATTCCTAGAGGTGAAGATATCAAACAAGCACCTACAAAACCAGGTGCTTCTATTGGTGGTGAAGAACGTTTTGCTGAAGTTTTTCCTAGTTCGGGAGGCGATAATTCTAAAATGGATCGTTATGGTTATATGACTGATTCTTATGATACGATTAGTTATATTTCTGATTTGGGTTCAGTATTTGCTCTCACAACCAAAACTTTATTGGGAGATCAAGTTATAAAAGATGATTATGATAGAGCAGCTGGATCATTAAGTAGTTTTATGCTATTGGGATTATATGAAACAAACCCAGGAGCATATCAAAAGTTTTCTTCTTTGATTGATATTAAACAATTTAATAGATCAATATCAGGATTTTTAATGAAGTCTATGAGTGTACCGCTTGGAGGTATTATAAACTTACTAAAAATTCAAGTTGGACTTATTCCAAAACCAGATGAAACTACAAGTGCAACTCAGACAGGTAGTGAAAGTCCCGATGATATGGTTGAGGGATCAGTTCCAGGTGGACAATTGACTATGGAGCAATTAGTGGGACTTGCAAAAGGTGCTGGTTTTTCTGAAAATGAAGCAGTTATTATGGCTGCCATAGCAAAAGCAGAATCTGGTGGAAATTCAAATGCCAAAAACTTTAAACCACCAGATAAGTCTTATGGATTGTGGCAGATCAATATGATAGGGAGACTCGGACCAGCGAGAATGAAGGAGTATGGTCTGCAGAGTGAAGATCAATTATTTGATCCTGTTACTAATGCTAAAGCAGCGTATGCAATTAGAAAAAGTCAGGGATTGGGTGCATGGACGGTTTATAAAACAGGAAAATACAGAGCACACTTAACTGCAGCAGAGGCAGCGAGGAGCGCACCATCACTGAGCACTTCACCAACATCTACCAAAATTAAACCTGTTTCTTTATCATCAACTCAAAATAAATCTGGGTATAAACCATCAAGTCCTGGATTATTTAATGCAATTGAGTATATCACTGGAGATCCAAGTCATCCCAATTTTGAATTGTCAGGACATGGATTGCCTAAAAATTATCATGATCATATTGCTTTTTCCACTGTCGAAAACAAGGAAAAGGCAAAGAAAGCATTGCAATCATCTGGAATTAAAATTGGTAGTGAATTTAGATCTGGGGATCCTGGATATCATGGTTCTAATTTGGCTATTGATATTCCTGGTATTCAATGGGGTGGATCTGGTGCAATTGGGCAGAGAGAGTTTAGTGGATCTGCTAAAGTGCGAAGTATTTTGGGATTGAATGATTCAATTCAATCGGGAAGAATGTCTGGTGGCCCAACTCTTCTGGGTGGAATTAGATTACTTCATAAAGGCGAGTACGTAATTGATAAGGATTCGGTTGACTTGTTTGGCGGAACTTCTTTCTTTGGTATGATTAATGGAGTTGAAAACAAAAAACAAAGATCTGAAAAATCTTCTCAACTAATACAGCATTTGAGTAAATATACTGGAAGAAAGATAGATCAAAGACCTGAAGTGATTGTTGAGAACTCTGATCCTATAATAATTCAGGGACCACCAACTTATATTGAATCAGCGTCTTATGAAGGATCTTCTGGTGGTGGTTTTGGATCTAATTGGGAACAAGATATGTTGGAGTTGAGAGCATAAAAAATGGCGTATATTAAACTAAAAGATCCCACTTCTTTTATAATTAAAAAACAAGTTGTCCAAGTAGAAAAACTTGTAGGGCAAAAAAATAAATTTAAGGAGATTGCGTTTAAGCAAAAAATAAAACTGACAGAAAAACGTCGTAGAGAAGAAACAGAAGAATCTCTTGAAAAATATGAAGACCGAGGAAGTAAAATAAAAGGATTTTCTACTCCACGTCTTGGATTTCTTGATAGTGTAAAGAACTTTTTATTCACTGTTTTATTTGGATCACTAGCTCTTAAACTATTACCATATCTACCACAACTAAAAGGATTATTAATTACCACTCTTAAAGTTGGTAACTTTGCAATTGAATTTGCAGGGACAATTTTAAATGCAATGGTGACTTTTATAGACAAGGTATATGGAATTATTGATTTTGGAAAACAACAAGCAAAAATTCTTGGTGGTGAGAAAGGAGTAAAAGGTTACGAAAATATGTTGGGAATGATGAACAAGGTTATGAATAGTGTATTCATTGCTGGGATGTTATTCTCAGAATTGATTGTGATAAAAGCACAGGCAGATGCCAATCAAAATGCTATTGGAGAAATTGGAGAAGCAGTTTCGGAGGAAATAATAAAACGACAAGGATTTAGAGCGATCATTCAATCTCTTGGTCAGAAAATTGGTGTTCTCGCAAGAGGTGTGGGTGTTGTTGCCCTTGTTGGATTAGCATCTTCACTTTTAGGTGAACTGATGTTTCAACAAAGGAAATTTACAAAAAAACTTGAAAATGATGTCGCATATCAACTAAAGGAAGCAAATTTTGATCCAAATCCAATAACAAGAGCACTTAAACTTGTAGCATATAACGCTGCTCTTCCTGGACTTAAATTTTTTAATTTTGTTTCAACTGGAGTTGGAACATTACTGGATATTATTGGAGCTCCATTTAGATATGCAGGAGAGTTACTTAATCTTGGTATCATGTCTCTCACAGGTGACTCTGATGGGATTAGAAGACAAAGAGAAAATCTTGAAAAACTTGATGCAAGAATAAGAGAACAAATCAGAGAGATAGTGAATACTTTAAGTTTAGGAACTCTTGCAAAAGAAAAGGGTTCCTTTGGGAGTTTATATGGTAGTGGTGCAACAAAGGCAATGGGATATGCCTCTGGTGGCGCAGTTACTAGAGAAGGTGAAGAAGCAATTGGTGGTGTAATTACTAGATCTGGAGGTAAAAAGGCAATATTAAGAACATTTGAAATTCCAATGTCTCCACTAAATCCAGGAGCAGATGTTGGTGGGAAGATGAATTATGTGGATCCGACCACTGGGTTTCCTTCACCAAAATCTAATATAGAAACATTTTTTCCAAATCCAGAAAATCCTCAATATATAAACCCATATTCATACTTAACTGGTTCATATAACGTAGTGTCTTCAGGTGAATTTCTAAAACCATTTTTACAGATGCCCATTAAAATGATTATGGGTAATGGTTCATCGGAGGGTGACTACAACTCTCTTGCATCATCAGTCAACAATCTATTTGTTACTATATTAAGAAGGACCTTAGTTCCAGGAACCAAAAACTCTATAGCAGATGAACTTGGATTTGTTGATATTTTTAGTTGGGTTAGAGATGCTATAGGAGAAAGTATGATTGATCCCGTGAATACTTTGTTACAATCTTTAAAAGAACAATTTATGCTTAAATCCGATGCTGGTCGAGGAATAGTTAAAGGTGCTGATGCTGAACCTGGTGCAGAATCTGAGGGCATTCAAGATGCTTCTATATCTGCAGGTGAAATGGATTTACTTACAAGAATGGTTTATGCAGAAGCAGGGGGAGAAGGAAAGACTGGAATGGCTTTAGTTGCAAGAGCAATTTTAAATCGTGCTGGGCTAATACAATCCGGTAAGGTTGGTGCTGGCACTTTTAATGCTAAGAGTGGTAGTATAACTGATGTTATTAATGGAAGAGGGCAATTTTCTCCAATAACTGATGGTAGAATTAATCAAAAGTTATCAGACTCTCAAATTAGTCAAGCTAAAGATGCAATAACACTTGCACAAAATCCAGCACAATTGATGTCTGTATTAAAAAGTGAAGGTCTTGATGATATATCAATTAAAAAATTAGTTGCCTCAACCGGGTTTAGAAATTATGATGCAGGTGCGGGACAAGATCGTTCTCAACAAGTAAATGAGGTTAAATTTAAAAGGCATACTTTTAATACTGCGGGAAATGCTGGACTTGTTGTTCCACAATCTATTTCTATTGCCATTTTAAGGGAAGAATCTTCTGCTAATAATATTAGTTCTGGAACTGGAGGCACTCTTGGTGGTGGTAAATTTATTCAAGGTAATTCTGGTGCGTCAGCGGGAGTTCATTTTCATATCGGACCAGGAAGTCAGGCAGGTGGAACAATACTACAAAAACAATATTTTGGTGATGCAAGAGCAACCGCAAAACAAGCAATTGATTATTTCTTAAGTAAAGGTAGTAGAGTATATGATGGAAGAAGGGGAGTTTATTATAAGTCTGGGAATGAAGTAGATGCAGCACAAAGAGCACATACAGCATCTGGATCTGCTGGTGGAATTGATATGCAGGTTGATTTTGAGAAACCTGTACCATTTCCACTAAAAACAACAGCTATGGCATATCGTCGAAATGGTTTTGGTGTGAGTGCTGATATTGTGGGATCTAATTCATTTGTAGCACACGGTAGATTTGATGAAAAAGGTAATGTCGCTCCACAAGAACGAATGAAATTGTATGCTAAAGGTGGTCCTGTAAATAAAACTGACTATGCACTGACTCATCCAGGAGAATATATTGTTGATGAAGACTCTGTAAGACTTTATGGAATGAATTTTTATGATATAATTAATAAGGTAGAAACAGTATCTCAGAGAAGGAACGCTGCTGATAGTTTAATATCCATCTTAAGTCAATATACCGAAGATGGATTCCCCGAAACTGAAGATGATTATAGTTATCAAGTTTCTACACCAGAAGTTATAATGATTCCGGGTCCAGTTATTGAAGAATATGCATCATCTGGTTTTGGTGGAGGTGGAGGTGGAGGTTCAGAAGATCCCTCTCAAGATTCTGGAGAACTAAGGTAAATAGTATTAAGAAAAGATTTAAAAAATGGCTAATAAACCAATTACATCAGCACAAGCTAAAGAGTTTAACATTGATAAATGTTTGGTGTATTCTAATGACGAAAAAACAAAAGCAGATATTGGATCTTTAATTACCGACTTATATTACTTTGAAGATCTTTTGAGTCCCACTCTCAAGGTTGATATTCTTTTTGGAGATACGGGTGCGATAGAAAAAGGTGGTGAAGTAAAAACGGTTATAGATGCTTTACAGATGGTTGGAACTGAAAAAGTTGATTTGGAACTTACTGATCCTAATAAAGAAAAAATAAAAGTCACCTTATATACTGATACAATAGCACCTATCGCAAAAGAGAATACAAAATCTTTAGTTTCTATAAATCTTGGATCCAAAGAAGCAATTACAAATTACAAAACTACTGTAAACTTTAGATTGGATGGAAAAATATCAGATCACATTAATCGCATACTTAAAGAAACTTTAAAGGTTGATGGGAAGAAAAAATTAGATATAGAAGAAACATCTAACAATCTAAATCATATTGGAAACAATATGAGACCATTTGCTACTATTTTACAACTTGCAAGAAAAGCAGTGCCCCAAACACCAAATGCTCAAGGTAATACCGCAGGTTTCTTTTTCTTTGAAACTTCTGAAGGATATAAATTTAAATCAGTAGAAGGATTACTTTCAGAAACTGATCCTGGGGGTGGTAAAAAGAAATATAAAAGTTATGTCTATAACAATACTCCTGATGGAAGAGGATCAACTACTCCTCCTGAATATGGTGGAAAAATATTAGAGTATAATGTAATCACCTCTGCCGGAAGTGTTCAATCAAAATTGCAAATTGGTACATACTCAACAAGAACAATTCTATTTGATCCTTTTAATTGTTATTATGAAGTTATAAATCCAAGTGTTAAAGGAGACAAAGGTGGAGAAAAAAATCTTCAAAAAGCAGGAAAAGATTTGCCAAAATATAATAAAGAATTTGATCAACCGGGCGCAAATCAAGACTACTCAAGAACTCAATATATGCTTTTAGATAAAGGAACTCTGCCTACAGGGGATTCAAAACAACAAATTGATAAATCTACAGAACAGAATTTTGATCCCAAAAATGTTCTGAATCAATCCGTAATGAGATATAATCAATTTTTTTCATCTAAAGTTGAAATTACAATTACCGGTGATTTTAGTTTACACGCAGGTGATTACTTTTTTGTTGATGCTCCAGAAATTTCTACAAAAGATACAAAAATTATGGACAAACAATTTGGAGGATTTTATGTGATTGCAAAGTTATGCCACTATATTAGTATGAGAGATGGTGGATATACTAAATTAACTTTATGTAGAGACTCTACAGGAAGAAAAGGATCTCCATTACCATCATAAATATATCATTAAAGACTCCATTAATATGGAAAGTATAAACAACAATGAGTGAAGGATCTTTATTTAATTCAGGTTTTCTTGGTGCAAGTTTTAGCTGGTGGGTAGGTCAAATTGCCGATGACTCAACCTGGCGTGATAATATTTTACCTGGAAAGTTTGAAAGTGCTGATCAAATTCCTGGATGGGGTAGGAGATTTAAGGTTCGTATTATAGGTCTTCATGATCAGGGAGAGGCTGAAATAGCATCAGACCAACTTCCTTGGGCACAGGTAATGTATCCCATTACTGCTGGTGGTGGTCAGGGAAGTTCTGGACAAACACCAAATCTCCGTCAGGGGAATATGGTATTTGGTTTCTTTCTAGATGGTCAGGAGCAACAAGTTCCTGTAATTATGGGAGTGCTTGGTAATAATGCACAAACTTCTCTTGCAACAAAAATTGGTGATGGGAAAGTAACTAATACTCAACCTGGAAGCCTTGCAACTAGTGGATTTGCTGAAGGTAAAGTACCATATCCTGGAGCTGCCACGGGATCATCAAAACCAAAGGCACCTGACACTGGACTTGTAATTAAGAAACCAGAGGCAGGAAAAGGAGCAACTATAGAAAATGCTGATGCAGTTCATTTACAGAGTAATGCTGATACAAAAAGACTAGATTTGTATCTTAAAAAGTCTGTGTTGTTAAGTCCTTGTGATGTTACTGGTTCTGCAATGAAAGGAATGCAGACAGAAATTGAAAGTCTTACAAAAGAAATGGATAAGATTTTGCAATCAGCATCATCTTATGTTGATGCGGTATCACAAACTGGAAGTATTGGCACTCCTGATGAAAAAATACAAGCTTTAATGGAACAGTATGCACCAAAAATTTCAAAACATATGAAGGTTGTTTTTAATAAAATTTCAGAATATACTGCAAAGCAAGTCAATAAAACACTTGGACCTTTAGTTGATATAATGTATCCAAATCAAAGATTTCAATTTTTTGATATAAAACTAGAAGTTAATGAATTACTTGTAGGTCTCTTCGACAAAATTACGAATAATTTATCAAATCAAATATTAGGTACTTTAACAGACAAATTAAAAAATCCAACACCATCAAATGATCCTCCCAATCCCACTCCAAATAATCCAAACCCAAAAGGAGGAACTGCACCCTTTGTTCCAATTTGTTCTGTTGAAGAACTGACAGGAAGTGTAATTGCTGCAAATATGGGAGATATGGATAATACTATTGCAACAATAATTACCTCTGTCGGTGCTTTCTTAAATGATATTCAAGAGAATCAAATCAGTGGGATAGAAGAAAGTGCTAGTAGTGCATTAGCATCTCTAACTACTATTGCAGGAAGTGTTGATGATATTGCAGAAAAAGTTAGCAAAATGGGAAATTTAATTTCCAGAATAATTGGAGGTCTTCCTGAAATAGAAATACCTGATATTAATGCAAGTCTTGTATCAGCACTTTCTTTTGAAAATATTTCTCTTGATATTTTTAAGTCTGATTTAAAGCCAAATTGCCCCATATCAGATTTCTATACCTTACAAGAAGGTGCTGGGGCTGCAGAAGAAGCACAATTACCAAGACCTGCACAAGTTAGTAAGGATACAGAAAATCCTTCTACGGTAACTTCTGCAAGTCAACCAGATTTTGCATCACCATCAAAAGATACTGATGATTTACTTAGTGATGAAAATACAAGGTTGACAGGAAATGAAACTTCTGGATCTTTTGCTCCAGGTGGTGCTGCAAGTGGAGGAGCATTAGCAGAATAAATACTATTACTATGACGAAAGTAGAAATATAAAACTTAAATATGGCATTAAATATATTTAATCCCCCAAGAAAAGATGATATTAAAGTTGCATATATTGATCCAACTTTGGGATTAGTTCGAGATGTCTCAATTTGTGATGCAAATATAGAAGCTCAGAAAAATCCAGGAACTATTTTTATTTTTAGGGATGGAAATCAAACACTTAAGTATTTAAATATTAATGAAGTTAATGCATTAAATCCTAATGATTTAGTTCCAACTGAAGAATGTGGAGGAATTACTTCTAAAAAGGAATGTGGTCCACCAACTATTCAAATTTTCGGTGGTGGTGGTATTGGTGCTGCGGGGAATGCAGTCATAAGTCCAACGGGTGCGGTTCTTGCAGTCGATGTTATTCGTGGTGGAAATGGTTATCAATATCCACCACTTGCTTCTGTAAAAGATCTTTGTGCTAGTGGAAGTGGTGCTGTGTTATTAGCAACAATTGGAAACATTCCTAAAAAAAATGAAACACCTGATCCACAAAATCTTGAAATCTGCCCATCAACAAGAGTTGGTTATGGTAAAAATTGGGGACCAAATGGAGAAGATCTTGGTGACTGGGATCCAAAGACATATTTTCCTGAAGAATATTCTTCAGGTTCATCAAGTTCCTTTGAAGCAGGTGTATTTACACCTTCAAATCCACGTAATGTAAGAATTGGTGCAAGTAGGAGAACAACATATGATCTTAAGTATAAATTATCAATACCAGGATATACTTCTAAAGATCTTGTAAATGTAACTTGGAATATAACTGGTCAAGGGGACATTGGAAGAGGTTTTAGATTTACCTTTACCGCAATAGATAAGTCTCATTCCTTTGTTATAACAGAAGCAGTAAGAAACCCGAGAAACAGAGGTGCTAAGGTTGAAAAACACGGAGTAAAGCCAAATATTGATTATAATGTAGTTACATCATCAATTGGTGGTGTAGCTGGACCTGCTAGACCAGTAGTTCAACAAGGAACATTATCTGGAGGACCACTCAATCTTGATCAGTTGTTTAATGCCTCACCTACTCCTGGTCAAGCGTCCAATGCTGCGTTTGCTGATGCACTGGGCACAAGATCCGACTCTGACGATATGAGGATCGTTGCTTTTGATGTAGAACTACCTCCAGCAGTGCCTGAAGATGGAGTAGAGAGAGGAGTTGTAAAAAAAATAATTGTAATTGATCCCGGTAACGGTTATATACCACCAAATTTTCCCTCACCAGTTCCACCTGTCATTGTAGCAATTCCTCCCGGTCCTCCAGGTATTGGTATTGGTACTATTGGTATAGGTATTACTCCAGGCACTACTACAGGCACTACTCCAGGCACTACTCCAGGCACTACTCTAGGCACTATTCCAGGCACTATTCCAGGCACTACTCCAGGCACTACTCTAGGCACTACTCTAGGCACTACTCCTCCCATTCTACCTCCTATTCCACCTCCTATTCCACCTTCAGGACCACCAACAGGTATTAATGCAACATTCCTACCACAATTTGAGGTTGTGAGAGATCCAATTGTAATAGATCCACAAAAACTTTTACAAGTGACTGATCTTGTTGGATTAAAACAAACTGGATATGTAAATGGAAGGGCTTATTATGGTTCTGTTTATTATAACAGAGGTATTCGTTATGCAGGTTTCTATGAAACTGTTGGAGAACCAGTAATAGTTTATGATACTTTAAGAGAAAGTATTCTTGCACAAATTACTACTCCACCATCTGCAATTTTAAGACAAGGCACTGATATAAGAAGTAATGATCCCTTACTAAATATTCCAAGAACAATTCAACCAACGTTAAATAGTAATAGCATTGTTGGTGCTGGAGATTATTTCCCACCATCAGTTCCGTTCACTCAAGAACCAACTCCAGGAGCAATTTATTCAGTATCCTTAAGATTAAGTGAAGTTCTTGTAACAGATCCTGGAATTAATTATAATGTTACTGATAAAATTAGAATAACTCCAAGTAATGGTGCTATTCTTGAACCAGTTTTTGGATCTTTTGGAAGAGTGATTAAAGTTTCTGTTATTGATCCTGGATTTGGATTTACTGAATATCCACAAATTGAAATGTATACGCCTTTATAAGTAATTATATGCCAACCCCCCAGAATAGACCTGCACAAAAAACTCAAACTGGAGATACTGCAAAAAAGAGCTTTACATCAGTTAGTCAAGGTAATGATCATGGTTCAATTTGTTTTGGACAAGTTTCTGCTGATGGAGCAGTTACTTCGAGTATATTACTTCAAGCATCTGATGGAAGACATTCGATTGCTCTAGATAAGGATGGTCCCAGAAAAGGAGCTACTCAAATTACTGCACCCGGAAGAATTTCAATTCAATCAGGAGAAGATAAGGCAGAAGCAGAAGACACTCTATTCATTAATGCACTTAATGGAAACATTGATATTATTGCATCTAATGGTAAAATAAGATTACAAGGAACTGATATAGAACTCATTGCAGTAGGAGATGGAGGAACTAAAGGTAATATTCGAATAAAAGCAAGTGAAACTATCGAACTTGATGCAAAAAAAGTTCTTATTAATGCAAGAACAATGTATAAACTTGCATCAGCAGGATCTGCAGAAATCATTGCAAATAGTGCTATGACAATTTATTCATCAATTATTCGTGGAGTGACTGATGGATGTGCAAATCAGGATGGAAAATGTGGTGGAAAAGATTTTAAAAGAAAAAACAGTAGGTAAAGGAGAAAACTTATGGCATTTATGTTGGATGATGCTGCCTTCGGTGGACAATTGATGGTTGGTGCAGGGCAACCCATAGCACTTGGATTGGGACCAAAAGGTAAAATAAGAGGTTCTACATTTATTGAGGGACCAGCACAAATAGGAAAAGGTGGGGCATATCTAAAAAGAGAAGCAACCTTGATGATCGCAAGAACTGAAAATGTGGATTGTGAGAGTCCAAAAAGATCTCTTTTTGTAAGAGGAGATGTAAAAATTGAAGGAGATGGTGAAACTAATGCAGCATTAATGGTAGTTGGAGATGTTAAAGCGGAGGGAGATGTTAAATCCAATGGAGGTTCTCATGTATTATCAGCGAAAAAAGATTTTGATATTCCTCACCCAACGAAAGAGGGTTGGAGACTTACTCATGCTTGCGTAGAAGGTCCAGAAGCAGCAGTTTATATTCGGGGAAGAGTTACTAACAAAACTGAAATTGAATTGCCGTTATATTGGAAAGAACTGGTTGATATTCAATCAATTACAGTTAATTTAACTCCTATTGGTGCTCATCAGGAAGTTTTTGTTCAAAGATGGGATTGTGAAAAAGTGTATCTTCATACAAATGGTGGTATGCCTATTGATTGTTTTTATCACATTATGGCAGAAAGAAAGGATACCGAAAAACTTATAGTGG